ATGCACGCAATTGCTCCATACTCCATACGGTTTTTTGACCCGAACAGCGCTGCAAAAAAAATCGAGGATAGATATTCAAAGCTTGATAAAGTTGGCGCTTACGACGCTTTCAAAGTGCTGGTAGATTATTTCAATAGAGTTGATGACAAGTTCGTCATCGCTGAAGATACCAAGCAAGTTTTCAGATTCAAGGGCATGACGATTTATGCAGCACAGCGGCAAGTTGCCGGATGGTTTGAGGTTGGAAGCTATGGTGTAAAAAATGACATCATTGACATCAAAACAGGTAAGGTTGACTATGAGAAGACGCAGGAAAACGCAGAGATAATTAGGCACTATGTAAGGTTTTTTGTGCCGGCTGGTTTTAATGAAGGAATTGCCTTGCTTCACAGTTTTAAAGGAGCAGGAATAAAAACGCTATTGCATGATTTGCTTCGGGCCGAGTTTCAGAAAATAACAAAGCTAAATTTACAGATGAATCCTTTGGCTTACAAAAAAGCATTTGTAAGCTGGGAGAATGCTAAAGCTAAAGAAATAAGGCTGACAAAGTTTGAGGGTATGAACGATCTAACAGATCAAATAAAAAAGTTAGGGCATAAAGAACAGCAGTTGATTATTAAGCCTCCGAGTCGGTCATCCTTAGGTCAGTTTAAAGATTACTTGGATCCTAACAGCGAAAAGTATCAGGTTGTCGAATATCTGTCTCCAATGTGCGCACATGTTAAAATAGTGGTAGAGCTCGGGGATAAGCGCCGAACGTTTACAATTGGTCGACCAGCAGACGAGCAGGTCTGTGAAATTGCTATCGATGAAGAAGATGTAGATTTCGTTGCAGGAAACCCTGTGGCGAAATCATTGCACGAATGGTGTACTATAGTTTTGCAGGACCTAGCGGATGCCCTATATCCTAAGATGGGAGTGAAGGTATGAGTAGCAAAGTAAATGTCACTGATATCTTCTTAGGGCATATTGCTACCCTGTCTGACCCTGAGGGAAAAAGATCTATCGGCGATTACATTACCTTCTTTCTAGTCCCTGGATTGGTTGCGGGGCTAGGTTTGTTAGCGGGCTACAATTTAAATAAAGATGTTGCATCGATGCTTGTCAATTTTGGCGCGATTTTTACTGCGTTATTATTATCGGTTTTGGTGCTTGTTTATGATCAAGAAAGTAAGCTGGAGGCGAATAAAGAGTTAGATACACTATATACGCCAAAAAAAACTCTTCTTGGTCAGTTGTACTATAATATCTGCTTCTCAATCCTGAGCTCTATTGTGCTTGTGGCGTTATGTTTTGTACATTCTGTTGTCTTTAAATTAGTGCAGGATTTTGGGTCTGGAGATGCAATATTTCACTTTAGTTATGCTAGATACTTAGTTACCCCTTTGGTGATTTTTGTGACGGCGAATTTATTGCTCACCATTGTTATGATTGTGAAACGAATGCACGCGATGCTGACGATTTAAATAGCTGGTTTGTGAGTCAGCACAGCGGCGATGTCACTTCGTGGGTTTTACAATTTCACCAACCCTTCGATACACCTTCTTGGTCATTTCTTCGGAGGAGTGGCCGAGCAAGCGACTGGCATGGGTCAATTCAATCTCGCTGGCCGCTTTAGGCCGTATATCCTTGAATTGAAACTGGCGAATCAGTACGGCCAGGGGGGAGTCGCCATCGGCTGCTGCTTTGATGGCGGCTTTCTCGCGGGCTTCGTCCCAGCGATTCCGTAACATCTGCTGGCTCATCCGAAGGCCCGAGGTGTTAGTAATAAGTCTTGAAGTCTTGATGCCGCTCAAGGCTCTGCGCTCCTGCAGGTCATCGATAAAAGCGCTTAGCGCTGATTGCACGCCAGCATCTTCTAGCCGAAGGCGCAGTTTCTTTTCGGTTTTGCCTTGGTTGACCAACAAGAATCCCGCGTTCAAGTCGGTGGTGGCCACCTTGAGCACGTCGGCCGGTCGCTGACCTGTCAGGTAAGCGAGGTCCATGGCGTCCTTGAGTTCCTGAACTGCTTGGCTGTACACGGCGCTCCACACTATATCGCCTGCGTAATAGTCCCGTGGTTTTTCCTTGTTGCGTCGCACACCGAAGCAGGGGTTTGCGTTGCTGGTCAGGCCCCACTCACGCGCGATCGTGAATATATGCGAGAGCAGTGCAATTTCACGATTGGCTCTGACTTTCGCGGTCCGGGCATCCCGGTACTGCGCGACCACCTGAGGTGTTATCGAATCAATGGGGGCCATTTCAAACGCTTTTCTGAGCTGTTTGAGTTCCTTCATGTTGTCCGACTGGGTGCGCAATCCTTTGGTCGGGATTATCTCTTTCACGTACCTGTCGAACAGGGAGCCCAGCAGGTGGGTGGGCTTCGGGGGCGTTCGCTGCTCCAGCCTGGCCCATTCCACTTTAGCCTGGTCGAGATCGCGGCCCAGAGGAATCTCTTTGCGCTTGCCGTTGGCGTCCCTGCCATTGTAGTAATAACCCGTCCAAATCTTTCCGCTCTTGAGCGTGGCGTTGCGGCGGATCATCCGCGGTGGAAGATCCAGGTTGGCTGCATTTTTCCGGCGCATTGATCAGCTCACGTTCGCAAGATCGAGCGACCAGGCTTCAGCCGCCGTATTAACAGCGGAAGGCGTGACCCCTGACAGCTTCATTCGAGCATACACCCGCCCAACGATCGGGCGGCGGGCGCCGGTTAAAACATGCTCCCAGTGGTTGTCGATTAACCATTGAATCTGCTTGGACGGGATCTGGTAGCCGGTGATGGTAGCCAGTTCTTCGTCGGCAAGAGTTTCGCTTTGGAATTCCATCATCATGCCTCCAATCTGGGTGCTGTATCGATCTGTTCAGCCGCGTACTGGTATTCAGGCATCACAGCTTTGAGCGGGCGCGTCATGTCGCCGATGTAGGCTTCGGTCGCGTCGTGCAGAAGGGCCACAAGCTGATGCTCGGTGGGTATCAGGCTAGCAACGATCAGGCTGTGCTGAGCCACGCTGTAGTGAGCGCGGGTGTGGCCGTTGAACCGGCACAGGCGCGACAATTCGTGAGCGATATCCACCGGTTTGATCATGGCTGCGGTCGGGCGTAGCAGGTCGAACTGTTGGCCGCTTTGGGTGAGGATCCAGGTCATGCAGCATCCTCCGTGTTGAGCGGTGCGGGGTAGGCTGCCAGCCACATCTTCGCGGCGAATGCGGTTAACTGGCGCCGCTGTTTGTTCACCTTGGCGACCATGATTTCCGTACCCGGGAAGGCCTGCCAAGTTTCTACGGCAAGCCCCAGTGATGTGGTGATCTTGGTCATCAACTCGTGGTCCGCAATGGAGCAAACCGGCGAGCTTGCATGCTGCTCCCGAGCCAAGTTGACGCCGTGATCAAAGCCTCGGGCGTATGCTTTCTTGCTGGCTTTAATCAGGAAGAAGGCGGTTGCAATCCAGCCGATCAACAGGCCGATTGCGATGATGTAGGTTTCGATTTGCATGTGCTGTATGCCTCGTTAGAGCCCGCCGCCGGACAGTTTGGTGAGAGGACGGTGGCGGGGTGTTGCGATGCCCCTGATCGGCAGGGGCTTCCGTTTGCATCACGCCGCTTGCTTCGTCGCCTGGGCGTCGAGGTAGTCGGCCAGGTCGTGCAGGTAAACGACTGGCTTGGCGCGGGCCGAGCAGTGCAGCCGCTTGACCACCAGCGCGATCCGACCGGCCTTGATTTCGCTCAGCAGGTAGCGGTCGGTGCGTATGTGCGTGAAGTACTGTTCACGCACTGCGGTTAGCGTTGGGCATGGTGTGGCGAACTGGCGCCGGAGTTGTTCCAGGGTGGTGGTCACGCGGATTCCTCCCCATACCCCTCCTTTCGGGGCACCAGCTTGAGGCGAATCAGTTCGGCGAGACCTTCTTTGCTCTTGCCCTTGGCCGCTGCCAGGACGTTGCCCTCGGCGTCTGCGACGACTGCGCCGTATGGGTATTCCGGGCACTTCACCGGCGTCACGTAGGCGATCTGACCTTCTGCGATCACTGCGTCAACGCAGCGGAACACTTCGGCCAACTCGACCGACACGCAAGGCAATGACTCCAACAGCGCGACAGCTTCGGCCGAGGCTCCAATCAGCGTTGCGCGGCTGATCACCGTTGGGTGGTTGAGGTACATCGGCACCAGTTTCAGGGCGCCTAAAGCGGAGTTGATGGCGTTTGGCGTCTTCATGCTGCTGCGTCCTTGTTGGTGATGGTGATGTCCAGCTTCTTGGCGATCCACTCAACACCCGCTTCCTTGACCAGCACCACGGAGTAGTGGGTGTAGTTGCGGAGTGTTGGATTCCAGCGGCTGCGTGGGTCGGAGAACAGGTAGCCGCGCTCGCGGTGTGCGCTGGCTAGATCGCCGGAAGAATTCAGCACGCCGAGTTCCCGCAACCTGGTGCGGAAGGCGCGGGGCTTGAGCCCGAGCAAAGCTGCGGTTTGATCCAGGGTGCGGTTCATGGCTGCGGCCTCAGGCTGAGAGCTGTTCGGCGCGCTGGCGGCGCTCGCGAATCATGAGGAATGCCACGTCCAGCAAGCGCAGAAATTCATCAATTGTGCCGTTGTTACGCACGATCAGATCGTGCTGGTGAACGGCTATACCGGCCTCGCTGATGTGTGGGTTCACGGATTGTGCGTCGGACCGAGATATATGGATGACCGTGCCGCCGCGCCGGCGAATCAGCTCTGCCTCGTTTTCGAAGCGCACGTCGCTGATGACGAATCCCAGCACTGCGCCCAGTGCCTTACTCATGTAGTCGAGGTTTTGTTCGCCGAGCTTCACCCAGACGTCTGGGTGCACGATGTTGCGCGCCCACTCGGTGCCCATCGACTGCATAAGTTGGCGCGGTGAAAGGTCCAGCCATACCAGTGGCTGCTCCTTGCGGTCGCCTTCGAAGTCGGTAGGGTCAAGGTTGAAGATCGCCATCAGGCCATCGCGGAGCGGATCAGCGAATGCGTAGTGCTCCAGCAGGTAAGTGCCGACCAGGTGTTCGGCGGCGGTAGACTTACCGGAGCGGGCACGGCCAGTGAGGCCAATCAGTAGAGGCTTCATGCAGCGTCGTCTCCCCAGGGGCCTTGGTCATCGCTGGTAATAGCTGTGGGAGCGGGGGCTATGGTGGCGCGACCCAGATTGACGATGACCAAAAGGCCGGTGCTGCGCTGAATACGTTCTACGGCGGCGGGGCTGGTTGCCGCCGCCGGGTGAAGGTAGACCGGGCAGCGGGTGTTGCTGTGCTGTGTCGTTTGCATGATTCGTACTCTTTGGTGAGAGATAGATACGAATGCAAAATTAGTATTACTGATTTAATAAGTCAACAGTAACACTTATAAAATTGTGAAAATAAAAAATCGGGTGAAAAAAAAGGCCCGGAAGGGCCTTTTAGATCAAGGGGGGGGTCAGAGCATTACCGAGTACCAGAACACCTTTCCGATCACCCGAATATGCTCCTGCACATAGTCCCCATCGTAGCGCTCGTCGGGATGCTCTTCAGTGTTATAGCTGCGAAGGCGTAGACCAGATCCAGGTAGTCGGTAAAGAAGCTTCACACGCAATTGGCCGTCATGGTCGATGGCGTACATTTTTCCGTCCTGGATGGTTGTATTCGCAGTGTCGACCCCTACGGTGCTGCCATCCGGAAGCACAGGTTCCATGCTGTTCCCGGTTACTGGCACGCATCCGGCTGAGGCTGGATCAATGCTCTTTCGTTTCAGGGTTCGTTTGCCGAAACGCAGCTTGCGCCCGTTAGTTTCAAGCCTCACTTCAGATCCCTTCCCAGCAGACAATTCCACTTCCTTAAAAAATGGCAGCTCGACTTCATCTGGACCGAGTGGAGTTTCGTCGTCCCACACCTCAATTGGATGCATTTCCCAGGCAGTGCTTGACGGCGTTTTTTTGCTTTCTTGCGAACTCCGCAGGCGAGGCATCTCGGCTATCGCAGCTAGGCGTGGGCTCACTTCGTCGAGCGAAAAACCCAACACGTTTGCGAATTTTATAAGCGCGCCGATGTTGAGAGGGATGCGACCATTCAGGTACTGGCTGACGACACTTTGTCCAGACCATTCGCACAGATCGGCGATTCTGTCTTGGGTAAGGGTTGGGTCATTCCGCTTGCGATCCTGAAAAATAGCTTTGAGGCGCATGGCCTCGGCTTTTCGAGTCTCGTCATCGGCGGTTAAGGGTATCGATATAGTCATGTCATCCAATTTATAAGGAAGACTTATATTTTCAAAACAGCATCGCGACTTTTTCTCTTGCTGTTTAAAAGAAGTAACACTAATATCCATGCCTGAACGCCCATTCGAGGAAACGTGGATGGCTAATGAAATAGGTATCCCCTTGGAAGCTTTCGCTGAGGGGAAGACGCAACCAGAGCTGGCTTTACTCATCGGAGTTTCGCAAAGCGCTGTGTCTCAAATGCTGAACTCGGCGCGGGATATTCGAGTGCGAGTTGATGAGAAAGGGGCATGTTCTGCGGTGGAGATTCGACCAATCGGATCGCGCCGCAAGCCCAAAGCTGCTTAAAAGATGCCGGGCTGGGGCCTCTCACCAAAGAATCCCCCAGCCCAGCTACGACGATACACAGCACATGCACATCGGTCGTGGTCGTAGGATAGGGCGTGCCCGTTTCTATGGCTAGACCGTAAAAGGGGTATTTACGGTTATGAGTCGAACAGATCAATCACCGGCCGCTGGGCCGGTTCTTTCACTCCGCAAAGCTATTTACCGTGCGGCCCATGATTACCGGGGCGGCGTGACCGCTTTGGCGCTCGATATGGTGCTCGATTACGACAGCCTGCAGAAGAAGGTTAAGCATGACGAAGAGCGGCGCTGGCTGGATCCTGACGAAATGGAAGAGGTGATCAGGCTGACCGCCGATCCTTGCTTGTTGGATGCCCTGGTCAGGCCGGCGGGTGCCGTTTGGTACAAGCCAATTCCGGTACCTGCAACTGCTGATGCATTGAAGGCCGTCGGCAAGATGCTCGAGGAGTCAGGCCAGTTCGTGGCCTGCATGCACGACGGCGCCGCCGACAACATCTGGGAGCCCCACGAAGTGCTCCTGCTGGAGCAGCGCGGCATGGATGTTATCCGCGAGGTGCTGGGCATCATGGCTGGTGCACGCAAGGCTATGGAGGGCGCTGACAATGTCTGATGATATCGATATCGCCAACGATGCTGCTGAACATTTCCGACAGCTCGCACTTGCAAGCCGTCCGCGCCCAACGTGCTCCGTCAGCGCGCAATTCTGTGAGGATTGCGACGAGCCTATCCCGTTACTTCGTCAGCAGACGATCCAGGGTTGTGCTACCTGCGTCAGTTGCCAAACTCAGAGGGAGCGGTATAAGTGAATAGCGCACCTTTCAACTTAATTTCCGCTTCGGTTCGCTCTGCGGCTGTCGATGAGCGCTGGAAGCGAATAGACATAGGTCAAAAAAGCTTCCGTAAACGTTACGGCGTCTTGAGCATCAGCTTCTGTGAACTGAATATCGTCATGTGCGGCCATATTACGATCGAGGCGAATTTCTTCAGCCCAGTTCGCCATGTCCGTAGTGATTTTTCCGGTCTCAGCCAGGGTTTTCAGGCGCTTTTCCAGCTTCCAGGCTTGGTCCATCGATTTAGTCGAAAGGTCCAGAGTTTTTCCGCACAAAAAAATCGCTGTCTCATATTTTTTTCGGTGAAGACTTTCAACGGCATCGCGAAACGTTGCCGAGATCCTTGGAGGGCAGTGCAAAGGGACGTCAATATCTTGGAGGGCGGGATAATGCCCCTCAATAGATACTTGGCTTTGAATATCCAAATTGATGACTTTGTTAAAAAAAATTGGGTCATCAAGGCTATTGCGGTCGAGACCTTCGATTTTCATAACGGTTATCTCGCCGCAGTAGTTGCACTCTGCAGCAACTCTAACTCCCGCCAAGGTCAGACGTGCATAGCCAGTAAGCATTACGCCCTCAGTCTGGCAATGAGAGCACTTCTGGCGTGTGTGGATGGTAATCATGGTAGCAAATATCCTTATCGACGCTCTGGGGTGGCACATGCTGAATCAGCATAACGCCGCAAATCCTAGTCTATGGGCACGTAGATATATAGATGATTTTGGTCTTGCTCTTGTCCCAATTGAGCCGGGCGAAAAGGCGCCGAAAGGCATGGGCTGGAACAAACCGGGCGGTTACATCACCGACCCTGTTGCTGCCGAAGCATTCTGGCAACGCAATCCAAGTCATAACCTGGGCGTAGTGCTCGGGCCCAGCCGTGTCTGCTCGTTGGACGTGGACGATGTGCAGTGGACGCGGTTTGTATTGTTCGACCAGATGGGCCTCGATCTGGATGCCATGGCGGTGGTCTATCCGACCATCGTGGGTAATCCGGCGCGTTTCCGCGTGCTGTTCAAAATGCCGGATGATATCGAGCTGACGCGCCACTCTCTCTCCTGGCCCAATGAGAAAGACCCTGATGGCTCGATTCACAAGGGGTTGATGGCTCGAGCCAAGGCCGCGAAAGTGCAGGGTGATACTGGCGGTGAGGAGGCAGCCAAAGCCGAGGCTGACGAATACAAGCGCTTCACGGTGTTTGAACTTCGTGCGGGCCTGGTACAGGACGTGTTCCCGCCATCGATTCACCCGGGCACAGGTAAGCCGTACACCTGGCGCACGCCGCCGAATGCTGCTGATGGTCTGCCGGTGCTTACCAACGAGCTGCTGAACATTTGGCAGAATTGGGATGTGTTCAAGCGCAGCGCCGAGGGCGCGTGCCCTTGGGCGCCGAAACCGAAGAAGCTCGCCGCGAAACCCATCAAGCGCGCTCCACCCGCTGACGGAAAACCCTCGGTGATTGATGAGTTTAACCGGTGCCACGATGTGGAAGAGCTGTTGCGTGCCCACGATTACATCAAGCGCGGTAACAAATGGCTGTATCCACACAGCAGCACCGGCTTGCCTGGTGTGACTGTCACCGACCGCAAGGTCTATTCGCACCACGGCGCGGATCCGCTGGCCAACGGTCACCAGAATGACGCGTTTGAGGTGTTTTGCCTGCTGGATCACGATGGCGACCAGTCGAAGGCGGTCAAGGACGCAGCTCGGATGTTGGGTATGCAGCACGTGTCGCGCCCAGCCCCACAAGATCTTCCCCCGGCCCCATCGGCGGATGCCTGCGAGCAGGACTCCAGCGCGGCGCCCGGAGAGGCCGCTCCTGCTGCTGACGGGGGAGCGGGGGAGGTGCTGACCTACGAGCAGGTGCTGCGACGTTACGTGCTGGTCGAGGGAACCACGCAAGTGTGGGATCTCGACAAGGCGCGGGTGATGAAGAAAACTGCGTTTGAGGCTCGCGTCGGCAAGCCATTGGCGAAACAGTGGGTAGATGACACCAGCAAAAAGCTTATCTCGGATGATAAGGTCAAGGAGATCGAGCAAGCGCGCAAGATGGCTGGCAAGAAGGGTGGTGCACTGAACCTGGAGCCGATTGAACGGTACGTGTACATCGACGGTACCAAGGACGTTTGGGACCGGGAAAAGAAGCGGCGGGTTGCCGAAGGCGCGGTCAAGATGGCCCTCGGTGATATGTACGGTATGTGGTTGAACAGCCCGGAGCGGCGCGTGGTCGACGTGGAGAACATCGTGTTCGACCCGACGATGACCAAGGATCCCAACATTTACATCAACACGTTCGACGGGCTGCCCATGGAGCCGGCGCGCGATGATGCCGGGTGCGAGAACCTGCGTTGGTTGATTTCATTCCTGTGCAACCACGACCAGTCTTCACGCGATTGGCTGGTGAAGTGGTTGGCGTACCCGTTGCAGCACCTGGGCGCGAAGATGGATACGGCGGTGCTGGCTCACTCGACCATGGAGGGCTCGGGCAAAAGCCTTTTGTTCGCTGATGCGTTCGGTTTGCTATATGGGCAGTACGCGGCCACGGTCGGGCAGACTCAGCTCGAAAGCAACTTCAACGCCTGGCAAAGCCGCAAGTTGTGGGCGGTGTTTGAAGAGGTCGTGAGCCGTGATCAGCGCTACAACCAGGTGGGCAAGATCAAACACCTGGTGACCGGCAAGACGGTGCGCATGGAATCGAAGTTCATCAACGGTTGGGAGGAAGCCAACCACATGAACGCCGCGTTCCTCAGCAACGAGATTTTGCCCTGGCCGATCGCGCCCAGTGACCGGCGAATGTTGGTGCTTTGGCCGATGGAGACACTTCCGGTCGAGCGCCAGAAGGCAGTGGGGCGAGAGCTGGAGAATGGAGGCGTCGCGGCGTTGTACGCGTGGTTGTTGTCCGTTGACCTGGGCGACTTCGACCAGCGCACCAGGCCGCCCAGCACTGATGCGCGTGAGCGTTTGGTGGCACTGAGTCGGGCCAGCTGGCAGACTTTCCTGTTCCTCTGGCAATACGGCGAGCTTGGGCGTGATATGTGGGGCGCCTGTTTGTCCACCGACCTCTATGCGATGTTCCTGGAGTGGTGCCACCGCAACAAAGAGCACGTGATGAGCCAGACGAAGTTCTCGTTGTTCATCAGCTCGGAGGTGGACAAGACCCGGGCAATTCCCTGGACCGACGGCAGCAACCGCAAGTTTGGGGCGTTCTTCTTTCCACGCGATGAGCAGGCTTCCCAGCCCCCATCACTCAGGTCAGCCGATCTGGGCAAGGCGGTAGTTGCTTGGCGGGCTGCGGCGCGCTTGGCGGGCTGGAACGTCGACAACTGGGACCACATCAAGGCGGCTGCAGCATGAGTCCGACTAAAAGTGTGTTGGGTGTGTCGGGTGTGTGTTGGGTTGGTTTTCGATACCCCACACAATTTCAAGCCTTCTATTTCGCGGCTTTCCGCCTTGTGTGTTGGGTGTGTTGGGTTTGGCGTCGCGCACGCGCATGGGCGACGTTATTTGAATCCATGGCGGCAAGATTTTTTTCTTATGCGAGAACCGTTAAACCCAACACACCCAACACACTCAACACATTTGATTTAAAACTATTGAATTTAAAGGGTTTTAGGTGTGTTGGGTTTGTGTTGGGTATGGCGTTTTTTGTGTCGGGTTGGATTTTGACCGGGGGAGCGGGGCGATGATCGAAGAAATCGAAGAACTGATGCAGCATTGGGGTAACCAGTTCAACCAGGTAGGTGACGGCGGCGGTCTTGGTAGCCCGATGGCGACAATTATGGAATGGGGAGGCTCTGCCCCTCGCGGCACTCCGGGATCTCGCGACTTGATGATGGCAACAGGTGGTGGGATGGATCACGCAGCATCGGAGGTCGCTGCGGCACTCGCGCAACTGGAGCGCCAGTCGGAGAAAGGGGCGGTTCTCGCGAAGTTGGCGCGTAATCGTTATCTGCCTCGCCCTGCGTGGTCGGTACGCTCTCAGTTGCCCTTGCTGGGCCTGGGTGATGACGCAGATCGGACGTATAGAAACTGGGTCCACGCGTTGCACCAGCAGGTGCAGTTGATCTTGACCGTGCGTAGTGCTCCAGGTCGTGTGCGGAATATGCGGGTAAAGTCGCCGGCGACCGATCTGATGCGAGCGTCTACGGTGTCCCGTGTCAGGTTGTGCTGACCGCCGTTCGTCTGGAGGGATTACCTCAAAGTTGCGTCAAGGTGCGTCAAAGGTGCGTCGAGCAGATCAACCGAAAAACACTCCTTTCCGGTTTTTCCGGAGAGGGGTAAAAAGTCCCCACGATATGGAATTTGCGCCTCGGCGCTGACCTCGCACGTGCTGTGCAGCTTTACCCGGTTTCCCTAGACCGATCACTTAACCCCGCTCCGGCGGGGTTTTCTTTTTGTTCTAGGCGCGGTCCTCCACTTGAGGCATAACATGACAAATGAGCAGCAAGCGTTGGCAGAGATGCCGATTTGGTTAGTTATCGTCCTGGCCTTGGTCGGCGGCGTTTCCGGTGAAATGTGGCGAGCAGATAAAGACGGGGTTCATGGTTGGGCATTGTTGAGGCGTCTGGCGCTCCGGTCTGGGGCCTGCATTGTCTGCGGGGTGTCGGCCATGATGATGATGATAGGTGCGGGCATGACGATCTGGACCGCTGGCAGTTTGGGTTGCCTCACAGCAATGGCGGGTGCCGACGTTGCTATTGGGCTGTATGAACGCTGGGCCGCAAAACGGCTAGGCGTCTCGGAGTCGGCCTCGCCCGACAACATGTAGGATGCGCACCGGCGGCGGTGCGCTGACCTTTTAGGCCTTCTTCGAATACCAACTCTCATACGGATAACCGTATGCATAGTTTTTCTCTACCAAGATTCGTACATTGATGTTTTTTTGCTCGCGATAAAGACCATGCTCCACATGGAGGTTTAAAGTGGAAGTAGCGGTCATAATTTGCTCAATCAGTGTAGGGAGAAGAAATATGGCAATGGGCTCGATTGTAGGGTTGCACGAAATCCCTTTTTTTGATTTGTCTGAAGCGACTGGGAGATTTTTCAGCTCCGCTATGTTCTATGATGCAGGCGAATGGCGAATGTGGATGTCGATTGGAGAAGATAAATATATCGAAACAAAGGCTTGGCCTACTGAGGGATTTTACTACGGGCGCAGCGCAGAGCTAAAAACGGACTTGCATCTACACTTTCTGGATTTTATCGCGCAAAGAGCTAGTTTTTTAGAAATTCAAAAGCCTCTGATGGGGCTTCGCGATGATTATTTTAATTTATCGGCAAGTCTTGCAAAGATTACTCACATTCATGAGACCAAAGCGACCTTGAAAACTGGTGACGGTCGAATGGTTATAACTGAGATTGAATACCTGTTTTCAGTATGCCGAAGTATGATGGACTTGCTACAGGAAATTGCTGCAAAACTTTGGGAGAAAATTGAGCTACTAGAACCTTTTGTATCTCCTAAGAAAAAACTTAAATCCTCGTTCAATGAGATGCTTTGGTTTGAAGGACGCCCTACTACACAGCTTGACTTGCAGCGTAGATTTGGATTGCCTCCGTTGTGGGTTGATTTCTATCTGCTTCACATGGACTTTTTTTTATTGGTGAAAAATTTTCGCGACAATATTATTCATAACGGATCTCAAGTGCAGACGATATTTTCATCAGAGGATGGCTATCTGATCAATAGTTCGTTAAGGCCATTTGCGGATATGGATATTTGGACGGAAAGTGAAATAAATAAAAACATATTGGTCCCACTCATGCCCGCTCTAGGTATGGTGGTGTATAGAACGATTTTAACGTGTGAAGAATTTACCGTCATGCTGGAGAAGTGTATCAGCTTCCCAAAGCCGCTAGCTCCCGATATGAAGTTGTATATGAGGGGTTTTTTTGATGAGCATTTTGCCAAAGTGTTGGGAGACGCTGAGGACCGCTTCCGCCAGCAGATGGAAGCAAAGGGTTTCAAATAGTGTTTCTACCTCTTGCGTTCTAAATTCGCCGGGGACCCTGGCGGTATTCCAGGGACACGGGGCATGAAACCCGCGGGAAAGCGTTAGCGGGTGGGCTGCCAGCTTACTGAAATTCAATCCATTGAAATTGAAAGGTTTCCATTGAAAAGCCGTTGAAAAGGAGGGCTTATGACGGATCCACTGTTTCTGTCTAAAAGCGCTTTCGCGGCTCGCATCGGCAGGACGCCGAGTTACATCACCTGGCTCAAAGGCAACAATCGCCTGGTCCTGTCGCCGGACGGCAAGATGGTCGACGTGCTGGCAACTGAAGCGCTGATCGTGGAAACCGCCGACCCCAGCAAGGCCGCCGTCGCTGCTCGACACCAGCAGGACCGGATCCAGCGTGACGTTTACAGCCAACTGTCCCCCCTGGTCGAGCCGACTAACACGGCTGCGCCGCAGCAGCCTATTGCTGTCGGCGCCAAGGGCCACGACTTCCAGAAGGCTCGCGCCATGCGCGAACACAACCTGGCGCAACTGGCCGAGATCGAGCTGCACAAGGCGCAGGGCTCGCTGGTTGCCAGGGATGCGGTGGAGCTGGGGGCATATAACGCGGGACGACATCTGCGGGACCAGTTGTTCGGCCTGCTCCCCCAGCTTTCCCACAAGGTGGCAGCCATGACCGATCCCTGGGACATCGAGAAACACCTGGCGGCGACACTTCGTAAATCACTGGAAGAGGCTGAGCGCATGTCCTCGTCCGACCTTGAACGAGCAATGACAACGAGCTGACCTATGACCACGGAATTTCCTGACGGTGACCGTGCGTACCGTGAGGCGTATTTCCGTGGGCTACGTCCTGACCCAGACCTCTGGATCGACGAGTGGGCCGATGAGTACATGCGCATCCCTCGCGATACCGGCGCGCCTGAGCCCGGCCAGTACCGCACGGATCGGACGCCGTACGCTCGCGAACCCATGCGCTGCCTGTCACCGGCTCACCCGTGCCGGCGAGTGGTCACCATGGTGGCCTCGCAGCTGATGAAGACGCAGATCGCCTTGAACTGGATGGGCGGCCTGATCCACATGGCACCGTCCAACATCCTTGCGCTATTGCCCAGCCTGAGCCTGTCCAAGCGAGTTTCCGGACGGATCAGCAAGACGATCAAGGCGACCCCAGTACTGGCTAAGCGGGTGGCGGCCAGCCGCTCGAGGGATGCCCGCAACACCATGGACACCAAGGAGTTCGAGGGCGGCGCCTTGTACGTCACCACGGCGGGTTCGGCTGCCAACCTGTCCGAATTGTCGGCACGCTACATCTACGGCGATGAGGTCGACCGTTGGGAGAATGACGTCGGCCAGGAGGGTGATCCCATAGTGCTGGCAGAGACACGGGCGACCAACTTCGGGCGCAATGCCAAGATCTACTTTTCCAGCTCGCCGACAATCAAGGGCGCATCGCGGATCGCGGACCTGTTCGAGTCCAGCGACCAGCGTTACTACTACGTGCCGTGCCCTTCATGCGGGCATATGCAGGTGCTGGAGTGGGAGCGGCTGCTCTACAGCAAGGACTACCGCACTGTTCACTACCAGTGCGCCGCGCCTGAATGTGACGTCCTGATCGAGGAGCATCACAAGACCGACATGCTCGCCCGTGGCGAGTGGCGTGCCCATGGTGGTGGTGATGGCAAGACGGTCGGCTTTCACCTCAATGCCCTGTACTCCCCGATTGGCTGGAAGGACTGGGCCTCGCTGGCCGAGGAATTCGAAGACGCCAAGAAGGCCCAAGCTTTAGGCGAGTTGGGCCTGATGCAGGTGTTCTACAACACCCGTCTTGCCAAAGTCTGGGACAGTGCGCAAGAGCAAACCAAGGCCGAAGTGTTGATCGCCCGGGCGCGGCTGGAGACCTACACCCTTGGCAGCATGCCAGAAGGTGTGCTGATGCTAACCAGTGCCGTCGACGTCCAAGCCAACCGCCTGGAGCTGATGGTAATGGGCTTCGGTGTCGGGATGGAACGTTGGGTGGTCGACCACCAGGTGATCTGGGGTAATCCTGCTGATGAGCGCACTTGGGCGGTGTTGGACGAAAAGCTCAAGGTTCGATATCGGCACCCTTGCGGCGTTGGTCTAGCGATTTTGGCTACGGGCGTCGATTCCGGCGGTCATCACACCGACGAGGTTTACCAGTTCTGCCGCGTGCGCCGCTGGCGCAACATCTTTGCTATCAAAGGTGCGAGCAAGCCTGGTAGGAACGTGATCGCTCAGCGCCCATCCATGATGGATGTGACCTGGAAAGGTCAGACGGAGCGCAATGGCGTCGAGCTGTGGTTTGTCGGGACCGATACTGCGAAGGACTGGATCTACAACCGCTACGCCTTCGAGGACGGGCCTGGCTCGCTGCATTTTGCCAACGATCTGCCGGACGAGTTCTTCGCCCAGTGTGTGGCTGAGCGCAAAGTTGCTCGCTATGTCCGGGGCAAATCAGTGCGTATCGAATGGGTCAAGAGTAAAGCTGAGCGCAACGAGGCGCTCGACCTGATGGTGTACTGCCTAGCGATGGCGCATTACCTGGGCATCAACCGCTACCAGGAGCACGATTGGGATCGGGTACGCCAAGCGCTGGCTCAGTCCGGTTTGTTCGACGATGTGTTGGGCGTCAAGCCTGTACAAGGCGAGCGCGTCGATGCTGACGAAACACCAGCACCGGTTGCGGCGCGTCAGTCGCAACCTGCACCGGCACCTGCAGCACCACCTGCAGCACCTGTGGCCCAGCCGCGACCCGCTGCACCCCCACAACGCCGCAGCTCCACCAGCGGTTACCTGAAGAGACGTTGATATGTCGTTTACCCCGAAGCACCTCGAAGTCATCGAGCGCGCCATTGCACGCGGTGAAAAGACCGTGCGCTACAGCGACCGCACGGTGGAGTACCGCTCTATCGACGAACTGCTCAAGGCACGCGACGAGATCCGCACGTCGCTGAGCCAAGCCGCCGGGCCGCGTTCTCGCGTGATCCGGCTTACCCACGGAGGCAAGGGAATCTAATGGCCCGACATTATCCGACGCTGACCCGTAACGGATTCTTGCTGCCGTCGAACATCAAGACCAGTTACGAAGGCGCCGGGGAGGGCCGTCGTTCGGCCAGTTGGGAAGCCACCGACAACGGTATCAACAGCATCAACACCCCGGCACTGCGCAACCTGCGTGCGCGCTCTCGGTCGGCAGTACGCAACGACCCGTATGCGTTCAACGTCATCGACAAGCGCGTCAGCAACCTGATCGGCACCGGCATCACGCCCAGGCCAACCACGGATGACGCGGCACTGCGCAAGTTGAAGCAGCAGCTGTGGGACGACTGGGTGGATGAGGCGGACGCCGATGAGCTGACCGATTTCTACGGCATGCAGGCCCTGGTGGCACGCACCGTTGAAACGGCTGGTGAGTGTTTTGTGCGGTTACGGCCGCGCGGACTAAATGAGGGTTTGGCGGTGCCGCTGCAGCTGCAAGCGCTGGCCCCTGAATTTGTTCCTCACGACAAGTTCGAGACGGCCAAAAACGGCAATGTCATCCGTGCCGGGATCGAGTTCAGCCCTGCCGGCAAGCGAGTGGCATATTGGATGTATCTGGCGCATCCGCGTGACTCGTCGTCTTTGAATGCGGGTTACAACCAACTAGTACGCGTTCCTGCGGCCCAGGTGCTGCATATCTTCGAACCGATGGAGCCCGGGCAGTTGCGCGGCGTCCCACGTTTGGCCCCGGTGCTGAAGCGCCTGCGCAGCCTGGACAATTACGACGACGCGGTGCTGTTTCGGCAGGAAGTAGCGAACCTGTTCGCGGGCTTCATCAAGAGGCCATCACCGGAGATGGGGCAACAACCGCGTGACCCTGTCACGGGGCAGTTGTTGACCACTGACCGCGACGGCTTCACGCCGATGGTTGCCCTGGAGCCCGGCACCATGCAGGAGCTGGGACCAGGTGAAGAGGTGGAGTTCTCCAAGCCACCAGATGCCGGCAACAACTACCCGGATTTTATGCGGCAGCAACTGATGGCTGCGGCGGCGGGTTCGGGCACGCCTTACGAGATCCTCACCGGCGACATGCGCGAGGTCAACGACCGTGCGCTCCGGGTGGTGCTCAACGAGTTCCGGCGGCGCCTGGAGCAACTGCAGTTCGGCGTGTATGTGCACCAGTTATGTCGTCCGGTGCGGGCTGCCTGGATGGACATGGCGGTGCTGTCCGGTGCCCTGGTGCTGGAGGACTACGCGCAACGTCGACGCGAATACCTGCGCACTCGTTGGGTACCGCAAGGGTGGGCCTACATCCAGCCGGTGCAGGACGTACAGGCGCGGAGCATGGAGGTGAAGGCAGGCTTTGCGTCGCGCAGCGAGATGGTACTGCGCACGGGCTACGACGCGGAAACGGTCGACACGGAAAACGCCGCCGATCTCGCCAGGGCGACACACCTCGGACTCAACTACACGACTCTTGAAGCCATCGAGACGATTGATGACAAGGAACAACTATGAGCAAAAAAGCGAAACCTCGCGTTTACGACAAAGCTGGTAAGCAGGTCACCGTCGCGGATAAGAGCTGGTACACGCTCCAGGCCAGTGGCGAAGCCGAGCAGCGCAACATCGAGATCTTCGTCTATGGCGAGATCGGCGCTTGGGGCGTTACGGCCAATCAGTTCGTACAGGATCTGCGCGCCATGGATGACGGCGTGTCGCCGGTGATCGTTGCGTTCAACAGTATCGGCGGTGACCTTTTTGACGGTCTGGCGATCCACAACGCGTTGTCGCGCTTGGGAGAGCGTTGCACCGGTCGTATTGATGCCCTAGCGGCCAGCGCGGCCAGTGTCGCGGTATGTGGCGCTCACCGGGTGGTGATCGCTGCCAATGCGATGTTGATGATCCACAACCCCTACACCTTCACCGGTGGTGATGCGGAGGACTTCCGCCGCGTTGCCGATGTGCTGGACCAGACCCTGGAAGCTATCATCGCCGCCTACAAAGCCAAGGCGCCGGATATCGACGAGGCCGAGCTGCGGCGCATGGTTAACGCTGAAACCTGGCTCACGGCCAACGAAGCGGTGGCACTTGGTCTGGCCGATGAAGTGGGCGACGGCCTCAAGGTTAGTGCCTGTCTCGGCCAGGGAAGTGTATTGCAGCGTTTCCAGCATGCCCCGCCTGAGCTGCTCGCTCAGCTCGATGAAGAGCCAGAGGTGGAACTGCCAGAGCCGAACGATCCACCGGCGCCGGCTCCCGTGGTGGACGCGGCAAAACTGGCGTTGATGGTCACACAAGGTTGCGCAGCAGCAGGCATCAGCAACCTGGTGGAATCACTGTTGGCATCAACCAATCTCGAAAGCGAAGCCGTGATCCAGGCGGCGCTGACCAAGGCCAAAGCACTGCACGGTTTGTGCGTTGCCGCACGACTGCCAGAGCTGACCGGTGAATTCATTGCGGCCGGCCTGGACGAAGCCGCAGTCAGGGCGCGACTGTTCGACAAGCTGGTGGGCAGTGGCGGCGGCTTTGAAATCAACAACAGCCTGCCGCTGGACAATGACCCCGAACCCACGGTCAAGGCCAAGCAGGTCGACACCCACGCAATCTGGAGCTCCCGTCAGGCGGCTCAGAACGGAAACTCGAAAGGAGCAAGAGCATGAAAATTGAATCGATGCACGCGGGCGAATTCCTGCTGTCCGAGGGCGCCGGCAACATTTCCCGCGAAGCGATCAATGTCGCCGCCGGCGGCGCCCTCGAACCGGGCCAGATCCTCGGCCTGATCACTGCCATCAGCGAATTCGCGCCGTATAATCCGACCGCCGAGGATGGCTCCGAGAACGCCATCGCGATCCTCTACGGGCCGTTGGGTGAATCGGATGTAGTAAGGCGCGGTCGTGCCATTGTGCGGCTCGCCGAAGTCAGCGAAGCGCATTTGACCGGCCTCGATCCTGCCGCCGAGAAGGCCCTGGGCGTAAATCACATCATCGTCCGTTAAGACGATCACCTTGTTTATTCATCCCGCCGAGTGCGGGATTTTTCGTTTCTGGAGAGTACCCCATGGCCGATATCGCCATTTTTGAAGACGATGCGTTCACCGTCGCCTCGCTGACCGCCGCAATCAACGAACAGGAATACCTGCCAGGCCGCATCAGTAGCCTCGGGCTGTTCCGCGAAGAAGGCATCACTACCCTGACGGTTCAGATTGAAAAGGACGGCGACACCCTGGCCCTGGTACCTGCAGGTGAGCGCGGCACCTCGGGCTTGGTAGTCGGCGCGACCAAGCGCACCCTGATCCCATTCAACACCGTGCATCTGCCAGAACGCTTCACCATCAAGGCTGATGAGATCCAGGGCATCCGTGCCTTCGGTACGCGCACTGAGTTGCAGTCGGTGCAGGACGTGGTCAACAAGCGCCTGGCGAAGGCCCGCCGCCAGTTGGACGCTACCCATGAATTCCAGCGCATGGGCGCTTTGAACGGCCAGGTGCTGGATGCTGACGGCAAGACTGTTCTGTTGGACATCTACAAGTCCTTCGGTGTTAGCCGCAAGAAACTGCCGATGGAGTTGAGCAATCCCGACACAAAAGTCCGTGTCAAATGTGGCGTGGCTCTGGATATGCAGGAAGAAGCATTGGGCAGCGTCACCAGCTCTGGTTCCCGCGCGTTCTGTGGCAAGAACTTCTGGAACAAGCTGATTGCTCACAAATCGGTAGAGGACACCTATCTCAACACCTTGCAGGCCGCTGCATTGCGCGGTGATGCCCGTGAAAGCTTCGAGTTCGGTGGGATCGTCTGGGAACGCTACCGTGGCAAGGTCGCGGGTATTTCGTTCGTCCACGACGACAAGGCGTTGCTGATTCCCGAGGGCGTGCCGGACTTGTATATCTCTACCTTCGCGCCGGCCGATTATATGGAAACGGTCAACACCGAAGGGATTCCGTATTACAGCAAGATCGAGCCGCTGCCGTTCAACAAAGGTATGGCCGGTGAAGCCCAGTCCAACCCTCTGCACCTGTGCACTCGGCCCCTGGCGCAGATTCTGCTGGAAATGTGACCGTGGCCTTCCGCGATCTGATCGACGACATCGACGACGTGGTGTTCGAAACCCTGGGCGACTCCGCCCAGATCGAAGGCCGCGACGAGCCGGTGCTGGGCATGTTCATGGCGCCATGGAAGGCGCCGCAGTTTGGCAAAACCCAAACCGCCATTCGAGAACCGCGCTTTGAGATCCGCGTGAGTGATTCGGACGGCCTCAGCAAAGGCTTGCGCGTCACCGTCGATCTACCTGTGCTGGACGGCGGCGGGGAATACGACCTGCTACAGCTGGAGCCCGGTGGTGACGGCCTGGTTGCCCTGATCTTGAGGAAGCGTCCATGAGTGTCGGCAGCTACGCACAGCAGAAGCGCGACGGCGGATTGATCAATATTCAGCCTTCGCAGGCAGACCTGAAGCGCTTTCAAGACTTCGGCCGGCTGGTGCCAAAGGCAGCAGCTGCTGCACAGCGGCGAGCGATCAACAAAACCCTTGGGTGGCTGCGTACCCACATCGCCAGGGCAGTGGGTAAGCAAGAGCGCATCGCCATTGGCGCCGTCCGGCAACGTTTGCGTGCTTACCCCACCAGCGGCGGTGCGATGCGCGGAAAGTTGTGGTTCGGCCTCAACGCGATCGAGGCCAGCCGCATCGGTCGGGTGCGTCAAACCGGCCGTGGAGTGTCGGTGGCGGGGCGTCGCTATCAGGGTGCATTTTACAAGCAAGTGTACGGCGGCAGCGCCGATATCTGGATCCGTACTGCGAGCAAGCACTTCAACAGCGATGATTACCCTGAGGCGACTCAGGGCCGTCGGCGCAGTGGTTTCGTTGAGGAAAACGACAACCGCTTTCCTCTGGCGAAAGCCAAGGTATCACTGGAGCAGGCCCGGCCTCACTTTGAGGCGTGGATCAAACGCGCCGATGAACAGCTGCTGGTTGTCCTCGAGCAAGAGCTCAACTACGAACTGCAGAAGTATCTGAAGGGGAGCGCCAATGTCCGATGAGCCGTTCAGCCTGAGTCAGCTGTACCAGGCTATCGAGCAACACCTGACGGAGCATCTGTCGGGC